GCCTGCAAGGACGCGGAGCGTTATCTGTTTGCTCCGGCAAGATTATTGTAAAAGCAGCTGCAATATATTCATTACCTCTTGAAGTAACATGCTGGTTGTTATCAACAAAGCGCAGTACCGCGCTGCTTCCTGATACTTCTATCGTTAATAAATGTAGAAAAACTTTTTCTGTTTCAGGAGCAAGGACTGCTTCTGTCGCTTCTGGAGAAATACGGCTCATGATAAACGCTCCATTGGCAGAGTAACTTCATACATGCCGCCGATTTCAATCGCAGAATAATTATCAGTAAAACGAAATTCATCCATCTGATTAGAAAGAGGATCTTTATAAAAAAATCGCAGTACACCGTCTGCAAGAACGTTATGAAAGAATTGTTCAAATACAGCTAACTCTGCTTCATCAAACCTTTGTTTGCCGTTAAAGTAAACTGACCTTGCCGTATAACGCCGGCGCGCTTTTTTTGGTCCTGCATCCATTGCTGTGCGTATAACATTACTTTGCGGTTGTATACTAAGACCATCAGCTAAAAAATCTGCCGGCAATAAATCTGGCCAAAATATAATCATATTACACTCCCATAGGTCTTACGCCGTAACGTTTCATGGCGTGATCGGCTTTGCCCGATGATATGTGATTATTTACAGCCTGTCCGATTATAATGTCAATTTGTTTATTACCTTCGCTGTCGGTACTTTCTTCCCTGCGTACTTCGGCGCTTGCATTATTAATTACATTAACAATTACATTTGTACTGCTGCTTGCTGTTTGTACACCAAGATTTCCGTTTGGCATTCTTGTTAACGGCATAATAGCTTCAGGACCTGCTTCGCCCATTACACCAAATCCGCCGCCATGAGCGAAAAATGTTGGAGTGCTTACAATTTGATTTGTGAATGCACCTCCTGCAGCATAGGCTTTTGCAACTTGTCCGTATTCATCAAAAGCTCCACCTTGTGCGTGTTTACTTACTCCGTCTACATAACCTGAAATTATTGCACTTGATCCGGCTGCTGCGACAAATCCTAATCCAAGCGCCCATTGGCCGTTTGCAATTAGCTGCAAACCTGCCTGTAAAAATAATGTTGGCAGTTGTTTTAAAATCTGATTTGACATTTGAGCAAGAGCAGCTATCATGGATTTTGCGGCGCTTTCTCCCTGTCCAAGAGCGCGTCCAAATTCTTCAAAGCCTGACAGCGCGGCAGATGAAGAAAGCTCAATCAGCTGCGATGTCATATTGGCTATTATGATAGAGGCATGATCGTTAAAGAACTTAAGATTCATGAGCATTATTGTAAGATTGTCTGTTAATGTTTGCTGCCAATCTACAATTGCATCGCGAGCTTCCTGTAGTTTTGTTTTATCGATTTCTATTGCAAATTTTATTTCTGTATCCAGGCGCATTTGCGCAAAGCGTTCCCGGATAGCTGCAATTTCTTCTTCTGAAGAAGCAGCTGCTATAACTCGCTGCGTTTCGAGTATATCAATGGCTTTTAACGCTTCCTGCAGTTCGTATTGTAAGGCATCAACTTTCGATTTACTAAGTTCCCTTAGCATTTTTGATTCTGCTTCATCAAGCTGTTTTATAGCTTCCAGCCTTTGAGAAGCATAATATTCATTTATTTGATCGAGTGTTTCCTGGTTTCCTGTACGTATATAGTTATTCCAGGCATCTTCCAGTTTTTTTCTGTGTTCTAAATCTATTTTGAAAAATGGATCAGATCCATGGTAAGCTTCGTCAGCTTTGAACTGATTATAAACTTCTGACCATGCGTCTTTCCATTCCGCTGCCATTTTGTTTATATCAGGTCCGTTATTTGCAAGCCTTGCTAATTCTTCATTTAAGCCCCGTACAATTTCACGTAATTTATATCTGTCGCTTTCACTTATATTTTGTCCTGCAAGATATCTGTTTGCTGTAGCAAGCTTTTCATTTATTTGTTCTATTCTTCCTGCTTGTGTATTTCCAAACATTGAATCAATCCAGTCAGTTCTTCTGCCACTTTGTGTATTAAAAGCTGCTTCTAGACTTTGACGTGCAATATCAAGCTGTCGTCTTTCTTCTGCAGCTAATTCGCTAAAATATCTGCCTCTGTCCATCTCTCCTCTTCTAAAGTTGTTTACAGCAATTTCTGTGTAATATTCGATGGATCTCCCTAATTCTATAATTTCATTATTTATTAGTGCGATATTATTACTTATATTTGCATCAGTCATGTTTTTTAATTCTTCTGTAAAGGCAGCTACCGCATCAGCTGTGGAAATAATTGCGTCTCTTTGTTTGTATTGCGCTAACGCAGCATTTTCTGTTTCACGAGCGGCTGCCTGTTGTTTTGCCGCATAAATAGTATATCCTGCTGCTAATCCTGCAACTGCAATAGTTGATGCCATAAGAATTGGGTTCTTTGCTGCTTGTGCTAAATTTAATGCCATTGTAGCGGCATATGCACCCCATTTTTTTACTGCTAAAGCTCCAAATAATCCGGTAAGAGTAATAAGCCCACCAACAAGTACACCTTTCCATATGGGACTTTCATTTATACCATTTGTAATATTTGTTAATACTTTGAGTACATTAATCATATGGGGCAATAACATATCACCAAATGATGCAGCTAATGAATTAACAGCTTCTGTTAAACCTTCTTTCATCGCTGCAAGGCTTTCAGATGCAAGTTCCATACCGCCGAAATATTGCCCTCCGGAAGCTGTAAGATCATCAAGCGCTTTAGAAAAATCAGCAAAACTAATTTGACCTTTACTGGACATTTCTACAATTTCTGCAGTTGTAACTCTAAAGTTTTTTGCGAGAGCATCAAGAATCGGAACGCCCTGATTAAGGTAAGTATTTAAAACCTGCATATCAGCTTTACCTTTAGCAGAAGCCTGGCTGAAAGCGTTTACATAACTTGTCATGCGTTGGGAATTACCCTGCGATAAATCTCCAAACTTTCTAAGCTGATCCTGTAAATCTTGTAAAGGTACTTTTGCAGCGATTAATACATTGGTTGCCTGGGTAAGAGTAGACATGTCAAAAGGAGTTTTATCGTTAAACTCTTTAATTTGATTGAACAATCCTGCGCCTGCTTCCATATCGCCTAACAAAATGCCGAATTGATTTCTCATAGTTTGAAAATCATCCGCAGTTTTTAAAGCAAAGGAACCCATATCTTTAATTAAGAATAACGCTTTTGTTGCTACAGCAACCTCTGCTAAACTGCCAACAGCTTTTTTTATATCTGTAATGCTTGATGCAGTTTCTTTAGCGGCAGTTTCTGCTTCCTTAAATGTTTTCTTTAATGCTTCGCCGTCTGTTTTTGCATACTTTGCAGATTCTGCGGCAAGTTCTTTGATTTGACCCTTAAGCGATGATACTATTTTAGCAGCATCTTCTGCGGCAATACGTATCTGTAACTCAAGGGTTTTATCTGACATATTCCTTTAATCCTTATCTTCCTGTTCTTTTTGTTTACGTTCATCTTCATCTGCCCTGTACCGTTCAACTTTTAAAACCGATAAAGCTTGTATAATCCAATACGGCTGCTGCGCCCATCCTCCGGCAAACGGCAGACATCCAAGGTTTTCGCATGTATAAAAAACATCAAGTGCAGTTAAAAATTCTTTCGTTACATATGATGCCGCATCCTTTGTTGGAATGAAAATATAATTTCCGCGTTCATCTTTAATGCGCGTATTCCAAAGCAGATTACGCCCCGGACGCGTGTTTGCTTCATGCTTACCGGCGCGATATACCCGGTAAGCAATTTTTAGTTTTTTTCGTCAATGCTCGATTCATCCAGGAGACGATCAAATTCTTTGACAATCTCTTTAAAAAGAGGTTCAAATACAACCGGCGCATCAATAAGGTTCTGCGCAGTTGTAATTTTTTGTTCACTGCTGCCGTCTCCGTATGAACAATTATCAATACGGATAAGCATTTCTTTTAATGTAGTAAGCTCATCTTTATCAATGGTAATTTCCATTTTTTCGATGCGACCTTCCGCGCTTGATATACCCTTTGCCTGCGGTTTACTGCGGCAGCGATTTTTTATGGTAAGAGTAGGATTTCGATACAATACTCTTATCTGATCAGTACTTACCAGCTCTTTATTTTTATTAAACTCGGGGATGAAGACACCTTCTTTTGATACTGAAAGTTTCATAATTAACCTTCCTGCGCTTCAAGCGAATAGAAAACAGGATCCATATCAGTAAGTCTTCCATTTGCGTCATAAGATTGAGCGCTGCCTGACTGACCGCCGAGCCTGGCATTGTACAAATATATCTTACAGAAAACAAAATCATGGGTTTCTTCAGGCAGGGCTGCTTTATTAACAAAGCCGAGCATGTACAATGAACGGTTGGCTTCATCACTTACAATATAGGTGCCGTCTTTTTTCCTAATTATAAGTTTCATATTACGGTTGATAACTCCGCCGACTTGATCGGATTCACCAACTGTAAATATTGATGCTAATGAAAGCTGTGCGTCTTTTTTACCAAGGCGATATTTGCGGAACCTGTCGTTAAGACGAGTAACGTCAATTTCATTCTGGGTAATTGCTAAACTCCAGCTTGATGCATCAGCGATATGGGTAAGATTGAGTACGCGGAACTTATCACCGGCTGCCGGAACTTCAGTGCCAATTGCCGGAAATAATTCGCCTTTAAGTAGACCGATTGGGAAAATTGAATTTGATCCGCCATTTGCAGTGATAATGCACATTATATTTTCTGCTGTAAAGTTTGCATTTGGTCCAATCAATTCAATAATTGTTTGGTTATCATCACCTTCAAACTCTTCATCGCTTAGATCTCCTGTAAAGATCATGCTGTCATCGCCGATGAGGACTTTTTTATTATCCATAATTTAGACTCCTTGTTTGCCGGGGTTTCCGGGTGTTTGGGTTCCAGCGCCAGAACTTGGCGCTCCGCTTTTTGGCGCCGCGCTTTTAGGCGGCACTTCTTTGACCTTTCGGGTTTTCCCGTTTTTGGTTTCGTATTTTGTTATATGAATTGCCATTAATTTCCTCCTTGTGGGAACGTTATATTTACATATCGATCATCCTGCACGTCTTGAACGGCAGTTGAATCCGGACTGTCGAAAAAGCTGTCTTCCTGGCTTACTATTTGCGTAATACGGCTGTTTGGTACACCTCTTACACCGCCTACTTCGTTTGGAACTTCCAGGCGCAGATCCTGCTTTATCAGAAATCCGTCTAATTCTTCAATTGCGCATAATGCCTGTTTAAGACCTGTCATGCTTGTAGCAGCTCCAACAACAGATACACGTAAGCGAATAGTTCTACTTGTTCTTGATGCAGGAACATCATTAGGAATAAATGTTTTAAGCAGAGATACTTTGATAACAACACCTTTTTCGTTTATCGATGACGGCGTTACTACAACTTTAGTATGAAAATTTTCACCGCCGATATTACGTTCAAGCTGTTTTGCAAAAGCGTTTAAGACATCATAACTGTTCAAGCGCACTGCCAACCTCCTTCATCAATAATTTCATGTCGTTCTCGTTCAAATAAAAAAACGGACGTGCCGGAATCTCTACAGATTTTTTAAGGTAATACAAAACATGATCTACATTTTGTAAAATCCCTTGCTCATTACGTCTTTTTTTCTTTTCCCGGTAACACATTGTTCTGCCTTTCCGGAAAATAGAATAACCTGCATTTTTTAATCCTTGCAAAACATCTGTAGGACTATAACCAAAACGCCGTTGAAGCTGCCGCGTTCCGGCAGCAGGTATCCAAAGCCATTGTTTTTTAGCGTGTATAACTCCGCCGTTATTTTGAATAGCTGCATAAGGTTTATTTGTACCGATGCTCACCGTTTTTTCATCAACCGCTTTAAAAGTAATTGAATCACGTAAACTGCCGGTGTCTTGTAATGGCCGTCCCTGTCCTCTATAACCAGTTGTCGCAGCAGATAACGGCGCAAAACCATCGCCTTTATGTATCTTGCTGCGTATTAACTCTACAGCCATACCGCCAATTGCTGCCAATTTACCGGGTATTTTAAGAGCATTAGAAAGATCGTCTAACGCTTTTATTTCCACGGCTTTGTCCGCTTTGGCGGTATTGCAACTGCTGCTGCATTTCCTTTTTCCGGCGGTGAATCGCTTTCTGGAAAATCTCCCCATGCAGCACGTATAATGTCACGCGCTTTTATGCGGTATTCTTTACCGGCTTCCTGATGTCCTAACGCTATATGCAATTCATAAATCGTGTACATCAATACTACTTCGCGTATAATTTTGTTGTCAAAATCATACGGCACGTTTAACCGGCGAAGCACCGCACCAACATATATAACCGACCGGGATATTGCTCCCCAGACTGTATCATCTGATCCGTCTGAAAGTTGGATATAGAGATTTTTTGACAACCGTTCTGCAACTTCAACCGGCGTTACCGGATCCCCTAAAGGATTAAAGGTTGCTAAAACCGCTTCCAGTTCGGCAGGCGGCTCGCACGGAATGTCTTCTATACCCAATTCTTCCATTAGGTTAATACCTCTGCTTCTCTGATCGCATCCACATTCGGAATCGGCATCGGCCGTAATTGTGCAATAACCTTAAGAGCTTCAGGGTCTTCTTCGATCACTGTCTTTACAAAGAATGGCAGTGCTGCATGGTTAGCTTCAAACGAATCCAATGCGCAGTACGCGAGTTTGAAAGCATCATCCTTCGCTATCGTCACAACTTTTTTTGCAGGAACTGCTTTAACATAAGTTTTGCTCTTGTAATTATAGTGAGAAGCGTTGCAGATGATGAACTTTGCAACTCCAATCAATACATGATCGGGGAACACTTTAATGAGATCGCTGTTTTTAGTAGCTGCGGCTACTTTAACAAGAGCGGAATAAACATCGGTTCCGCAAAGGAATACGATATCTGTTCCGTCTGATGTTTCCTGAAGACTTTCAAGAATTTTACCAACATCAGCGACAATATCAGCAATTGTGATGTCATTAGCATTCCATTTTTTTGTAATGGTTATTGTTTTAGGTGAACCGAAATTTACCTTGTAGACATCTGTTGTGCCGTCAGCCATGCGAATATCGTACTCAATTTTTCCGGTTATCGACTGCTGTGCCATTGCCTCTGTTGTTTTTCTAGCGATTCTTCGCAGTTTGTCAATTTTCATATCAACTAACTGCTGCTGTTGAGCTACCCCAAGTGATCTCATTTCGTTCGCTTCATGAGCTCCTATGCTAAGAGACGGTGTGATATTTGCCGGATCAATTACCTTAAGCTCTGTCTCGTTTAGAGGTATGGCATAAGATTTAGATCCGCGAGTTATCAAAGGAATGTTTTTCTCCGGCAAGCCGAGATCTGCATGGGCTAATCTATCCTTTGGATGGTTGAAACGAACCGATTCCGGATAAATTAAATCCATGATTGGTGTTCTTATTGGCGGCAGCCTGTTAAGGGCGTTCACCAACATATCAATAACAAAAAATTTTCTTAAAAAATCCCATTTCATAAATAAACGTGCCTCCTGTTACACGTAAACACCGGCAACTCTAAGAGCTGCGATTTGTGCGGCTGTTGCATCAACAGGACCTGTCGATGGAACGTACTTAAGAATTTCGGCAGGGCATGATCCGTGGATAAGGACATTGCCGGATGTTTCATTTTCATCAACTCTACGATTAAGGACGCCAATAATACCTGATGTCGCAGAAGAGGAAAGGGCTGTTGCTTTACCAGGTATAGGTGTGGTGTTATCCATAGCCTGTACCATGATTGTGCCTTCCGGCCAAGCTGGATGTTCATCCGGCAGCACATATCCTGTAATAACGGACGGATGTCTGTCATCTGCTGCGGTATTCGCATTAATTGTAGCCGTAGAGGTTACCCCATTTACAATAGAGGTAAGCAATAAGTTAAAAAAACCTCCGCCTACAATGGAGACACACAATAAGGTTAATAATCTTTTCATTATTTTCATGTATTGTTCTCCTTAAATGTTATTAAAATTAATCCGCTTGGAATCTGCGGATGCGGTGTCATCACCGTCACTTAAATTCAATACCCCTGTCTCTACCTGTTTGGGGTATGCAGAGATAAGCTCGATGAGGCAGTCAACGGCGGAAACTTTGCGTTTTCCTTCCGGGACCTCGCTGTCGGATAACTCAATTGTTTTGCTGTTATCCAATGCATCACAAAGGCGCAAAGCCTTTTCGCGTATTGGATTCGGCATTTTAGAGTTTTCCATTGCAGTTTTTAACCGCTGCCTGTCTGCTTCTTTCTTGCTGTTTTCAGCATCAGAAAGAGCAAGGTCTTTTTGTTCGGCTTCTTTTTTAAGCCGCTCGTTTTCTTCGCGCAGTTTTTGCGCTTCTTCATCAGTCACTTTCTTGACCTCCGTTTGAATTTTTGTTGAATCTCCTGCTTCTGCTGGTAGTTTAGATTCCGAGGATGTATTATTTTTGTTTAAAAAATTTTCTGGTGGGGTGTCGGAAAGGTATAATTGTTTCTCCGATGTTGAGGGAAATAATCGGCAAGCAGCTGCATCAGAGGCAGCAATGCCTAAATCTTCCTTTATTTCTTTAACAAGATCTTTTATGGCAGGAGGCTCTTCGCCTAAATAGGCAAGATGGTGCAAATACATTTTACCGTCACTTGCACGCTGGCGCCCTCCAATAGAAACATCAGGGTAATATCCGGCATCTACAGCTTCTGCTAAAGCATCTTCTTCTTCAATTTCTGCTGTAAGGCTTTGTGTTGTTTCGTTATAAGTAACGCTTATAACATTACCCAGCCGCGGAGAGGAAGCATCAGGCCAATGCCCTGACAGAGATATCGGCGCTTTTTTGATTTCCGGAAATGTTTCTGCAATTTCTTTTAGGTCTTTTTCGGTTACAATCTGCGGATTTTCTTTTGATCCGAATATGCCGACCTTTGCAATTTCTCTTGTTCGTATCTTCATGTTTAAATAATGCACGGTAAAACAGGGATGTACTCTAAATGAGATAAAGGGGG